GCCACCACAAAGAATCTTTTTTGCCATAAGGCAGGAGGTTCATCTTTCAGTGGCTGCCAGTGTTATTTCCCCACTTACTGGCTTGGGTTGTTTCGCGGTACTACCGTTAATTGGTGAGTCCGGGGATTACGGTTTGCCCGTGCTGTTCAAGGCGTTCAATTCTCGCCATTAACTGAGGCTTCTTAATTTTTCCCCAGCGATTAAGCAGGCGGCCTGACATGCTGGCAACATCCTTCTCTTTCATGTACTCCAGCATTACGGCATTTCTCTCTTCTTCAAATTGACGATGACCAACCTGAAGCATGGCGTACATCCAGTTGAATGCGTTGATGTAAGCAATTTTGATACGCATTGCTTCTTTTTTGGTGTAGGACATAACCAAAAGCATCAACCCATCCTTACGTAGCCGATAGAATTTTTGTGGCTTACCATTCTGTAACTCATTGTTTTTATAGCAAACCTCAAAATTGAGTTTTGTATCAAACTCTTCAGGACAAGCAGCGATTGTTCTTTCTACATCACGCACAACGTTGTCATGTCGCTTACGAAATGCTTTCGCCACCATAAATGAATCGGTGACAGGGTCATTGTTGGTAATAAAAACCAGTTCTTTGAAATCAATGCCGTCAACGATAGTTGGATAATTCATCGGTAATTACCTTTTAGTGATGAACCTTGTCACACAGGATTCCGGCCCACAGAAAGGCACCGATAACCAAACCGGCATCCTCAAGGGTCATCCTGAAAGGCTCTGTGTTCATAAGTCGCGCGTGTGAAGCGCATTTACTGAGGACATAAAAAAGCCCCGCTTCTGCGAGGCATTTTCCTGAAAGTCACTTGTTAAATTTCAGTGAAGTTAAAATTATTTTAAGCACTGAGTCCTGATGTACTCCTGCAGGTAGTTAACCTGCGCGGTTATCCTGTCGATTCCACTTCGGAGACGGTAATAATTGAGTTCAGCATCTGCTGTAAGTCTTGGGCTTTCTCCATCGCCCATGCTGCTGGCTCCGGTCTTTGACTTTGCACATGAGGCGGCGACTTGCAGCCGCTTACGCCCAGCAGAAACATCATCACGGAGACTTTCGATAGTCGCGTTAGCATCAGCAAGCTCCTTTGTATATCTGGCGTCGAGTTCTGCTACGTCACGTTGACGCTTCTGCATGTCAGCGATGATGGATGTGGCTTTGTCGCGCTGGGCTTTGTAGGCGATGGCGTTATCACGGTAATGATTAACAGCCCATAACAGGCAGACGATGATGCAGATAACCAGAGCGGAGATAATCGCGGTGACTCTGCTCATGCCTCAATCTCTCTGACCGTTCCGCCTGCTTCTTTGAATTTTGAAATCAGACTGTCAGCCTTATGCTCGAACTGACCATAACCAGCGCCCGGCAATGAAGCCCAGATATTGCTGCAACGGTCGATTGCCTGACGAATATCACCGCGGTCAATCATCGGTAAAGCGCCACGCTCTTTAATCTGTTGCAATGCCACAGCGTCCTGGCTTTTCGGAGAGAAGTCTTTCAGGCCAAGCTGCTTACGATAGGCATCCCACCAACGGGAAAGAAGCTGGTAACGTCCGGCTGCTGTTGATTTGAGTTTTGGGTTTAGCGTGACAAGTTTGCGAGGGTGATCGGAGTAATCAGTAAACAGTTCACCACCGACAATAACATCATAACCGTGGTTACGTGTCGGTTGTCGCCCGTTATCCGTTCCTTCTGACCATGCAACCATATCCAGGAAAGCTTTACGCTGGGAATTTAGTACCTGCATAAATTACTCCTTCGAGCTACCAAACTTGTTACCGATTACTCTCATTGCAGCCCCACGAATAGCATCGACCCCGATCAGCCCAACGCCGCCACCAATGGCAACAGAAAGAGATTTAGGCCATCCGACATACTCAAGAGCGGATGCAAAAGTCAGCGTCAGAGCACCACAGAGCAAAATCTCGAGCGTTTTTCGTTTCCAGCCACCACCACCGCCAAAATAGGCAATGCGCAAGCCAGCCATAACGATCGACATAATCACTGCGCCCAGCGGTGTGTCTCCACGCCACCAGCTCTGGACCAACTCCAGCCAGGTATTTGGGTTATGAGGCATTTGTAGTTATCTCTCACCTCGCCGATACAGGAGGTGCAAATTGAGGGAGTACCACGAACCGCAAACCAGAAGCGGAAACGTAAAAGAAGCCGAGCCAATGGATAAGTGCTAGATAGACCAAGCCCAACGAATACCAAGGCCCAGAAATGACAAAACCCGCTCGACGGCAGGTTTAAGCTGTGTGGCGAAGTAACCACTCTTAACAGATTACACGATAAAATGCGGACCGCGTGAGGAAAACTATGGTTTTTTTGAAGCGAATGAGTAAAATCAACGCCACTTTGCACATAAGTTATCCACACTGTACGTTTGCAAAATCTCATTGCTCTCTTTGAGTTTTGTAAATGCGCTAATTTTTGGACTTTTTTTGCCGATAGAATCTAACCACTTGTGTGGTAAGTTCTGAATGAATGTTACCTCTTGGTTTGAAAATTCTTAACATAAGGACATCTGAATGTTTGAGCAGCGTAAAGCCCTGTATGCGCAACTGGAACAAGCACGCAATTCAAAAGTATTATGCTATGTAACAGGTGATAGACCAAACCAAGAAGCTCAAATCAGCGCTGATGTATTCGATCTGTTCGTCAATCATCTTGATGTGATAGGTGATGTTCAAAAAATTAGCCTCGTGCTCTATACGCGAGGCGGCGACACTTTAACAGCATGGAGCCTTGTAAACCTGCTTCGTCAGTTTTGTAAAGAACTCGAAATCATAATCCCATCCAAATGCCATAGTTCTGGGACGATAATGTGCCTTGGCGCGAACAACTTGGTTATGACCAAGCAGGCAACCTTAGGGCCAATCGATCCAAGTGTGAATACACCACTTAACCCTTCGGCCATAATCAATGGGCAGCCACTTCAACTTCCAGTCAGTGTTGAAGAAATCAATGGCTATCTTGAAGTAGTTAAGCATGATTTGAGTATCAAAGATGATGCCTCACTTGCACAGATCCTCCTTGCATTAAGTGAAAAGGTTCATCCCTTGGTACTTGGAAAAGTCTATCGAGCTAAAGCGCAGATTCAAATGCTCGCAAGAAAACTACTGTCTCACCAACTCACTGATAGTGAAAGCATTGAGAAAATTGTAAGTTTCCTTTGTAGTGATTCTGGTAGCCATGACTACACTATAAATAGGATTGAAGCGGTAAACGATTTAGGTCTTACGGTGGAAAAACCAGATGAGCACCTTTACGGTCTGATCAAAGAAATTTATGAAGATTTCAAAACTGAGATGCATCTGGGTGAACCTTTTGACCCAAATGCTATCTTAGGAACAGTTAACCAGGCATCGTACGTATCTGTCAGAAGCATTTTAGAGGCTCCAGACACGTTTTCATATCAATTCCGCACTGAGGGGATGTTACAGCGTTTGCAAGTTCCAGGCGTCCCAGGTCAGTTCGGCATAAATCATAACCTTATCTCAGAGGGGTGGGCTCGACATGGATAACAAATCATCTACAGGTAACTTTGTAGTCTATACTAACAGGCATACAACTACAGCTGCGCCTAAGCCAGCAAGCATTCCATCCACTGCTCAAAAAACAAGCAACAATGGCGTCAATGGCTACAGTAACTTTTTAAGTTGCACCACAGGTTCAGTCATAAAAAACAGTTTCTAAAAACAACGGCTCTCTAAGAGCCGTTGTTGTATCTATTCACATTCTAAACGTATATCGAGCATACTAAGGCAACCATCGATAAATCCCTCAGCCATCTGTATCTCAATGCGTATTAGTTTCTCATCCTTTTTACTAGCCTTGGCGAGCTTTCTTTTAGAGATACCGTATAGGTAATGGGCAACAAGCAGCGAATGTTCGTCCGGCCTTTTTTGCTTAAGACGAGCAAGACAACCTTCAATAATTAATGCATCACTATCTGAACAAGCCTGACGTGTTTTACTTGTATAGGGAAGAAGCCCTTTAAACCCAGCAGCTATAGGCGAATAATCTACTCCAGAACTATCACTCGCCGCCCATGCTCCCCAACGCTCCAGAACCATCTGAATATCACGCATCAACTTTCTCCACAAAATCAGGCCAGCACACCAATCGCCAGCGCACGATCGATAAAACGAAATATCAGCTCCAGCTGGGAGCCATACTTCTCTTCAAATGCCACGGTATCCGCATGCAGCTCGTCGTGATGCTTTCTGCACAAAGGCAACACAAAAAGGTCATGCGCTTTTGTACCCATTCCACCCTGACCGTGGCCTATCAGGTGGTGGGGATCATCGGCGGGCTTTCCACAACATGCACACGGCTGCGTCTTAACCCAGCGCGTGTACTTTTCATTAACCCAGCGGCGACGTTTTGGGCGTAACATAAAAGACTCCGGCGACTCCGGCTCCACTTTCAGCGCCAGCACCTTTTTCGCTTTATCCTGGATGATGCTGGTGGCAGGAACCGAAGGAACAAGATCACTTTCCCGGGTGACAGACGGCACAACAGGCTTCGGTAATCTCAGTGCCTTACGGGCTGCACTTTCCGGTAAGGCATCCGCCAGGTCATTACGAACCAGCCACCAGCACAGTTCCGGCATTGTCACAACGTGACTGTCATCAAAACCGAGATCCCGACGCACGACAGACAACACCCAGCGGGCACAGTTATCCGTTGCCATTGATTCCAGCCGTTCCGTGAACTGATCGCGCAGCTGGTTATCGCAGTGCCAGCACAGACGGATTGCGCCCGGAGCGTGTCGCATTGTGGTCATGTTCTCGCTGTGCCAGTCGGAATGAGGCCACTGGCAGCCTTTTTCACGAAGTAACCAGCTTTCAAGACATTCCACGCCACCAGCACGACGGATCACCGCCTCATTGCGGAACACAGCCCGAACGGCAGGATCATCCGCCAGTGGTTGTAATGCCGCCGGAACGGCACCACTGGAAAAAGATGAATAATGTTCCGGCTCAGGCTCCAGCAGGACACGCCCCTGCATAAACAGGGGCATCAGCTCTGAACCGGGTCTGAACAATACGATCCCCATACGCGGGGCAATTTCAGGGGTCAGTAGCGCTCTCACGGTCACCTCAATGAACGGTATCGAGCAGCTTTAACAGCTCAGGGAATCGGGATTCGAAGAAATGCGGCTGCGTCTCACGCGGATTTGCAGGACTGGTGATGTTCTTGCCGAACATGCAGCCTTTCGCCGTCAGCGACCAGAATTTTTTAATGTTGTTAATTGCGGTACGGCTGTATCGTTCGCGTTGTTCAACGATCCCCAGCTTCGCCATCTGGTGATATGCCTGATTAGCCGTCAGGCGGATACCATACTGCTTCAGCAGTGCACTCAGCGCCAGCGTCGGGCGGCTTGAGCCATCAGGCGCGTCAGCAGGAGCATCAATGGCATAGCGCGGTGCCAGATTCGGTAAGCCAACAGCCTCCTGGAGTTTCTGACAGGCACCAAGCACTGAAGAGTTAGACAGGTTTAACTCCCGGCGCATAAAGTCCAGCAGAATCACGCCAGCCTGCATCTTGTCAGCAGCCTGCCCGGATAATTTTTCCGGTGTGCTGGTTACCATATCGAAAGTACGGATCACCTTCAGATGGAATGACGGGCTGATCCACATTGCATAGGCATACACCAGTTCCTTACAGACATACGTTCCCCGTTCATTTCCCCCATGAATCACACTCACCGGGTCAACACCCAAATTCTGGGTGTTGGTTAATTCATGAACAAGCTCAACAGTTTGTTGGCTGGAAAGAAACTTTCCTGGCTCCTTGGTTCTGGCATTTGCACCAGATGCTACTGCTGCGCGATGCAGATCGTTCAGGCTGTAACGCCCATAAGCATCCCGACGAACTTCAATACCATCAATGACCATCAGATTATTCATACTTCGTTTCTCCTCTTAATCAGGCGGCTGCACCCGCCGTTTTCTCGTACTTACTGATAGTGATCTCGACCTTCCCTTCCGGGATAACCGGTCCCCACTCCACCAGCATTCTTTTCACCTGACTGTCGTCTTCCCACACACCCGCGTGGGTCAGGGCGTCAAACAGCGCCTTGTTATAGTTGTCCAGATCGCGGATCCGGTTATCCGGAGGAAACAACACGATCTCCACTGAAGCAGGTGCCGACGTTGGTTTCGGCAGACGACGTAACTGCTCAACTATTGCTGCGCACGCCGCGCTCTGGAATTTTCGCCCCGCCGCGCTTATCAGGCTCTTACCAGCAAACGCCCCTTTGTTGGGGTGTCGCCAGTACGTGTTCACGCTGGGCGGAAAAGGCAGGATCAGCTTCATACTTTCAGGTCCCTCTCATGTAACCAGTGGGTTGCACGCAGCCTTGCGTTTTCCTCACCGGCAAGCAGTGCGCGGATAATCCCGACCGCCTCGCTGTCGTCGTCCTTCACCGCGGTATGAAGCGTTATCCCCCGGGCCACGCCACGCTTTATCGTGATGACGCCTTTTTTCTCCAGTGCGCGAAGATGCTCCACCGCTGCATTCACCGAACGGTATCCCAGCATGGTTGCCACCTCCTGATTGGTTGGCGGGAAGCCACGTTCTTTCTGATAAGAAATCAGCATATCCAGCACCTGCTGCTGGCATTGAGTTAACGTCGTCATGCCGCCATCTCCCTGACCAGTTTTTCTGCCTGCTGGCGAACCTGCGCCAGAAACGCCTCACCACATGCCTAAAGTTCATCGCGCCCGATGTAGCTGATTGCCGGTCCCTTCCAGGTCTTGTCGAAAACAGCAATAGCACCAGCGAAGAAAGCGCCTGTCGGCACCTGCTTCTCATCCTTCGGGATAAACCAGGCAGGCAGTTCAAAACCAATACGCCCGCGAATAAAAGCAATATGGTCCGCATCTTCCGGCCACCACACTTCGCTGGTGGCAGCTTTGATCAGGAAAACATAGCGCCCGCCCTTATCACGCATGGCACTGGCATGTTTCATGATGTAACGCATGCCGGTGATGTATTGCCCCTCATGCTGACTGGCGCGGCTGTATGGGGGATTACCAAAGGCAGCACCTTTAAGCTCCGCAAGACGTTCTGACCAGTCATGCGCCAGCGCGTTATCTTCCGCCGTGTAATACGCGGCACATTTGGCGTTATCACCGTCAGTGAACAGATCCAGAACAAACGGGCCAAACAGGGTGTTAATTCCCCAGAAAATGTTGTCCGGCGTGCGCCACTGATCGCCCACTTCCTTCAGTTCATGGGCTGGTTTGTTCCGCAGTTCCACCAGCGCCTGGCAATATTTATTACTCATTAAGCCCCCACGTAATTCCCTGACAGATACCACTCTTCACCCGATGCAGCGCGCTTGCTGCTTTTCCGTAAACACCGCTCACGACGCGCAAGAAAATTGTTTCGCTCTTGCTGGGAGTGGCTTTCACGGAATGCCGCCATCCACACCGTTGCAGCACGACGGTATAAGCCCCTGGACTCCAGTTCTTCCGCCTGGCGGGTCAGGCATAAAATCACCCGGGGATCGTTAGTGCCGACATAGAAATTGCGCACAGATCTGGTTTCTCGAACTGGTTGTGGTTCCGGTTCCTGCGCTCTCTCAGTCAGGCGCGGAAAATGTCTGCGTGTATCTCCTTCACAACGGTGAGCCACACGCCCACTCTGACGTAACTTGCTTGCAGACTGCAGAACGCGCTGCCGTGAGTAACCTGCAAAAGCATCCGTAATGTCTCCGGAAGTACACCCCGGATGGGCTTCAATGAATTTCTGAACGTCATTCAAAAGACTCATGATCACCCCCTGAATCCTGCCGGGATCTGGCTGTAGTCCACGTTGTCGTAACTGGATTTGAAGTACGGGTCTTCGCGTTTTTCGGTGTACGTGCTGACGGACGGCGATAAGCGCAGGGAAAGCTCATCCCATTTTTCCCGCAACTTCGACGGGCTGAGCACGTTACGGCACCAGAACGGATCGCGGCTGACGCGGCTGTACATCTCGCAGATTTGTTTGTGAGTACGACCATCCTGCACGCACATCAGGCGAATTTCGTTTGCCCAGGCTGTCCAGTTCGGTTCTTTGGGACGAACCACCTCGCCGTCACATTCGGCAGCCTGCTCGTACAGGGCGATGATTTTTTTCCAGAGCCACTGTGCGCAGGTCAAATCATCCTGCGTTCCCCACTGGCGCTTTTTAGGGCTGAATACAACCGCATCAGGATGGCGAGTTAAAAACTCTTGTTCAGCCGTCTGCGTGTCCGGTTGCGAAGCGTCCGGACGAGAAGTTTTTTTATCTGACGGATCATGTTTTGATTTTACTGACGGATCCCCGCCAGATTCTGACGGGTGAAAACCCGCTTTTTTGCCAGATTTCGACGCATCAAATTTTGACTGGTCAGATTTTGATGCGTCAGATTTTGACGGGTCAGAATCTGACAGTTGAGAAAATGCCGCTGCCTGAAGCTTCGCAACGTTAAGCTGATAAACATTCGACGCATTGCGGTTACCCTGGCGACGCGCCTTACGCGTTAACCAGCCTTCTGCTTCCAGCCGTGCGATAGCCGTTCTGACGGTGCTCATCCCCGCGCCAATCTGGCGGGCAATGGTTTCAATTGATGGCCAGCACACACCTTCGTCATTACTGAAATCAGCCAGGCGGGCCATAATTGCCACGCTGGATAACTTCATGCCTGACGCAGCGCAACCATCCCATACATAGCCGGTTAATTTAGTGCTCATGACCGACCTCTATTTCCCTGAATTTACGACGAAACTGTTCGAGCGGGCTGAAGCACTCATGCTCATAGCCTTCGCGGAGGTAGATAACCCGTTGTGTTTCCGGTTCCCAACGAATGACTCTGACGGGCACTCCGTAGTGATCTTTGAACCAGCGGTTAACTTGTCGCAAAGGACTGTCTCCTTTTGCCGGTTGAAATCACCCACAGCCCACTCTGCAAAGCTGTGGGTTACAATTTCCCTGTCACCTGGTACATTCACTGCATAGCAATACTCCACCTTCGCTTTTCCACCCGGTACAGGAAGTGCAATCAGTTGCGAGCGACGGTAGTGTGTTGTTAAACTGTTCATGCGTTAGTTTCTCCACAACCAGAAGCAATCGACGCCACGACGCCCGGAGCTGCACACTCGCGGGCGTCATTACTTTCTGAAATGCAAAAAATTTTGTAGACAAGTGCTGCATGCTCCTGCAGCTTCGAAATTGAGAGATACAGCTCGTCGTTAATTGCTGTCTTCTCATGCGGTTCCACTACACCGTCTTCGATTGCTGAACGAATCTGTTTTGAATAACTGCCGATCTGTTCAATGACTTCCAGCAGACGCTGGTTAATATCGGCGTTGTCCACATCCTCGACGTCAGGAAGAGACACAAAGACGCCATTTGCAGACTGCGCCACAGCATCAGCAATGAAGTGAGTTCCACCAGCACGTTGCAAAATCATTGCCCATCCCAGCGGGAAAATCTGATCGCCATCAGCACGAAGGCGGTTAAATAATGCGTTCTCTGTTACATCCAGCCAGTCAGCTGCTTCAGCGTAACCACCCGGCAACTTTGCGATAGTTTTTCTGACAGCTTTCACGTACCACTCAGGCTGTTTTTCTACTTTCCAGTGATGCTTACCCACGGTTAGCCTCATCGTTCTGTGGTTTCTGTTAATCGATTTATCCATTAGATTTTTCATAAAGCTCAGGTTTAAATGGCAACCGTCCGCAAGTTCTATATGCAGCTTCTGCTGCACGTCCTTTTGGAATTAACTGGCCCGGACGGTTTCGCCACTGATAAACGGCTTCAGTTGTTATGCCGAAAAAAGCAGCAACTTTCTCAATACTGCCGAAGTAGCTTTCGATATCGTCAGTTGTCATACGCCCTCCAAACTAAGTTTTATTAGATGCTAATTACAAATCTATCTTTGGTCAATAAAAACTAAGATTACTTAGCAATTCAAGAAATGGTGCTCCTATGGAAACGGTTGGTCAGCGTATAAAAGCTCTGAGAAGAGTTACCAGAACGTCCCAGAAAGAATTGGGTAAATTTTGTGGAGTAAGCGACGTTGCTGTGGGGTACTGGGAGAAAGACATCAATACCCCTGGTGGGGAGGCACTTTCGAAATTAGCGAAGTTCTTCAATACGTCAATAGATTACATTCTTTATGGTGCTGAGTTTGAAGGCAAACTCGTCACAAACATGCGCAGAGTTCCTGTAATATCGTGGGTTCAGGCTGGGCAGTTTACTGAGTGCAGGGCAGCAGAAGTGTTTAGTGAAGTGGACAAGTGGGTAGATACATCATTAAAGATTGGTGATAACTCATTTGCATTAGAGGTTAAAGGTGACTCCATGACTAACCCTAATGGCCTCCCAACAATACCAGAAGGCGCAACAGTGATTGTAGATCCAGATGCAGAACCTCGTCATGGAAAAATAGTCATCGCTCGACTTGATGGAACAAACGAAGCTACAGTAAAAAAATTAGTCATCGATGGCCCTCAAAAGTTTTTAGTGCCATTAAATCCTCGGTATCCCAACATCCCTATCAATGGTAATTGCCTTATCATTGGTGTAGTCAAAGGAGTTCAATACGAACTCTAAGACCTCTCTTCTCTAACTAAGGCACCGAACTAAGAAAAGTTTGGTGTTTTCTCTTGCCATAATAACTAAGTTAAGTTAGATTTTATGTCAAAGATAACGAACAGGCAGGACGCCCACGAAGTAGCCGCCGGTGGCGTATGAATGACCGGATGATTCGTTAAATACTATGTGTAAGAGAGCGCAAATGAACCGTTATTTCACATGCTCGTTTTGTGGCGCAAACGAGCTGCAGGCAAAAAAATCATCGCCAAAGGCGGAAAAGATGAAGTTGCTATCTGCTCTGAGTGCGTAGTCTTGTGTGTCGGAGCATTAATCAATATCAGCACAACTATTCAGTTCACACCAAATGAGAATGCGCCTTTAGATGCGCGGAAATCTGGAGGTTAAAGAACAAAATGAAAGTCCAGATTTTAAACAATAGTGGTGAAGTCGTTTGGTCATACGACATAGCCGCTCCTGTAGATCAGAGCGGCGATAGCTGGACCAATGGGAAACATCAGATTATGGCTGGAGTTGTATTCTCTTTACACCGTGCTTTGGAACAGGCTGAAGTATTTCCATCAGACCCTGAATGGAAATGGCCTTTTTCTATTTGTCCAAATTCGGAGAGCACATTTCAGAAAATTGGTCAGAAAGTCGCACTCGAAGAGCATCAGCCAACTGTTTTCTGATTTTTTCAGGTAACTCGTCGGCATCGCAGAAACAACAACGCTCGATCATGTTGAAAGCCGATTCGTAGAACTGTTTCTGCTGAGTGTCGCTGAGACAGGAAAAGAGCGACGTTACGATGATTTTATTAATTGCATTATCAAGTTCTTTTTCATCAAAAGTCATTTGATTTTCCTTTTATGTATACGGGCTTAAAAGGATACCACCGAGCCTGAAGTGGTGAAAAGACAGGCACATAACAGCTAAGTATTTTCAACCAGAGAGAATCCTTAGCGTTGTGGTGAATGCGGCTCAGCGCACGCGGGTTAAGGTTGAGGCTGACAGTCGACCTTCTGTGGATACCCACCCGTCTGGTGTGCAACCTTCGCCAGGCACCGGGAGGCACCCGGCACCACAACTTTATGCTGTGTGTAGTCTTGGCGGTACCAGTTTGTACCCTTGCTTCCGGCTGGTACCGCTCTTTTTACAAAACAGAGAAGAGCATCACCGGACGACGGGCTCATAACCCAATCCATCCGGGCGGCTGCCACCGCAGGTGTTCTTCTCTGTTTTGTGGAGAAACCAACCGACCTTGCAGGGTCGATATGATGAGGAGCAGCAAAATGGCTAGCGAACGCAGTACTGATGTGCAGGCATTTATCGGGGAGCTGGACGGCGGCGTATTTGAAACCAAAATCGGCGCAGTTCTCAGTGAAGTCGCTTCCGGTGTGATGAACACGAAAACCAAAGGTAAGGTCTCGCTTAACCTGGAAATCGAACCGTTTGATGAGAACCGTGTGAAAATAAAACATAAACTCTCATATGTTCGCCCGACTAACCGCGGGAAAATTTCCGAAGAAGACACCACCGAAACGCCGATGTATGTCAATCGCGGTGGTCGCCTGACTATTCTGCAGGAAGACCAGGGACAATTACTGACTCTTGCCGGTGAACCTGACGGAAAACTCCGCGCAGCAGGTCATTAATATCGTTTTTAATTAACTGATTATTTATCTCATCACTGAATATTTTATATAGTGAGGACTGATTATGTCTCAGAACTTAGACGCAACCGCAATTAATCAAATCCATGCCCTTATTTCTGCTCAGGGTGTTAATGAAATTATCAGTAAGATTGGTGCCGATGCTGTGGCATTGCCTGAGAATTTCCGCATTCATGATCTGGAAAAATTTAATTTAAATCGCTTCCGTTTCCGTGGTGCGCTTTCCACTGCCAGCATCGATGACTTTACCCGTTATTCTAAAGATCTTGCAGATGAAGGCACCCGCTGCTTTATCGATGCTGATAATATGCGTGCCGTCAGTGTGCTTAACTTGGGTACTATTGATGAACCAGGTCACGCAGATAACACCGCCACTCTCAAACTGAAAAAGACAGCACCGTTCTCTGCCCTGTTGTCTGTTAACGGCGAGCGTAACTCCCAGAAGTCACTGGCAGAATGGATTGAAGACTGGGCCGACTACCTTGTGGGCTTTGATGCTAATGGTGACGCCATTCAGGCAACCAAAGCTGCTGCGGCGATCCGTAAAATCACAATTGAAGCGAACCAGACCGCTGATTTTGAAGATAATGACTTCAGCGGCAAACGCTCCCTGATGGAGTCTGTCGAAGCGAAGACCAAAGACATTATGCCTGTGGCATTTGAATTTAAATGCGTTCCGTTTGAAGGTCTGAAAGAACGTCCGTTTAAATTACGCCTCAGCATTATCACTGGCGATCGTCCTGTACTGGTTCTGCGCATTATTCAGCTGGAAGCGGTGCAGGA